CTCCACTCAGTCGCTGCCATAACAGCACCAATACTCATGCTTAAAGGCCTATCATACAGATCGGGATAATCATCAAACAACGCATCAGCAGCTTCATGGATCTTGGCTTTAGTAGCAATATCCATAACAGGACGTGCAACAGTATATCGATTTAACGAAGCACCCATACTATTAGCAGTTGCTGTCCACGCAGCATCAATGCCAAACCCTGAACCCCCTCTAATAGCTTGGGCAATCCTGTTCTCTTCAAATTTTGTCTTGAAAATTTTAAGATCAAAACCTTCAATATACTTGGAAGATTCAGGATTGCCATAAGTTCGAGAAGGGTAAAATAATCCTCTAGTCGGGGGCAAAGCTGATAACATTGACACATCAGCACCAGCCTCATTTAACTTATCAAGCATATGACCTGCCCATACACTATAACTTGCAGGACGTTGATAACTAAAAGTCTGAGCATCAATCAACCTCATCAAAGAAGGTGGTAACCGACCCTTTTGGGACTTAATCAATAAAGCCCAAACAGGTTTTGGATTAGTACGATGCTGTACATCGACTAAATCCAACAAAGAATACATCACAGCACCAAGAGTCCGGACAATATGATTATCCTGACTAACTTGGTCTGCAAACTCAATAATCGCGCCAACCACGACTGCAACACCACGGGATAGATGAGAGGTCAACTTAGTCGCAAAATCTATTAGTGCAGTCACCAAAAATAAAGGCACAATATTGTTTTCAACGATATAAAACTTAAACCAGTCAAGCCAAAGATCAAACTTCTCAAGCAATATAAACGAATGTTCTCTAAAGGCCAAATAGCCTTCAAAAATAGTCTTCGCAGTCAAATAGGACCGGCTATTAATAGTAGCACGATCATACCCGACACTTGCGATTTCTGCATGTAAAGCATGTTGGATAGTTAATTCATCATATCCAGCCCGTACAAAATCTGCAATTATTTGAGCCTGCAGCTGCACTTCTTCAAGTGAATCAGCTGGCAACCCATGAAGAGAAATGTCATCATGAGAAAAGAAAATAAACTTAACAACAATTGATAGAGAAGAAAGGGCCGAAACTTTTCCTTCCTGAGCACTTAGTAATTGATCAATTTCCTTGACGTTAGCATCACCATACCGAGATTGGTGCCAAAATAAATCTTTCAAAATCTCATAAAGTTCAGAAGGATCAAAAATACAATCATCAACTAAATGGTATAAATACAATTGATGTATGTCATCAGTAAATCCCAACACACGTTTCAACATGTTTTCAACTGAAAACCCTTCCCATTCATCAGGCCCACACAAGCCTAGGTCAGGAGAAG